ATTCTTTCCACGGCGGACCACACGATGGATGGGTAAACCACCATCGTAAATATGGGTCCTGACGCCCCGGAATTCCCACAACACCTCGAGAAATACGCCGCGGTCAGGAGAGTGAAAGTGCTTGCCGTCGGAGAACTCCGAGCCAGAGAGCAAAAGACGCCTCTCATAGCTACGGATCCCTTCGGGAGAGGAGACCCCTATCAGGTCGTCCCCGCAAATGCGGGCGACGGACCTGACGGGGGATCCTCCAGGTCCAGGGCCGGAAGGAAGCGGGTCTGTGGCTTCCGCCGCAGACCAGCACCAACCGTGGTAGAGATTCAAGAGCGACCAGGTAGTGGGGAGTCCCATAAGGATCCCCCTACTGGTAACCCGAGTCTCACCATCAGGCCAGGTCAGGCTCTGGGGGCCCGTCGAAAGACGGAGCCCCTGGAGCTCGATCGGAAGAAAACGGCCACTGGCCTCAAGGCCATCGACGATCGCCGAAACGATGTCGAAAGGCAAGAGGTCAGTAGCGGCCCGTAAATCCGACGAGACAACCTGACCGGCCGAGCCCTGGAGCTCAAGCCCAATATCTCGGGGTCGACCCTCGAACGCCGCTCTGAGCATTGGCCACTTGCGTAGACCAATGGCCAGGCGGCGCCGAGCGAGGTGGCCAAGAATCAGGGCGGGCCGCTGCATGGCGGTCACCACCCGGACCTTGTGACCTCGCTCAGGGACAACGGTGACCCTCCCCCGAGGGGGAAGGTCCCATGTGTCCGCGAGGGTTGCCCCGATGAGACGAAGCTCGGATGTAAGAGCAGACCAAGTTGAATGGGTCAAATGCTCTGGCATCTCGAGATCAAGCTCATCGGAGCCCCCGAGAAGCTCACAAAGGTCCGCCGTCAAACCACCCTCGCGCCGAGTCTTCGCGAAAGTCGCGGACGCTCCCGAAGGGAGCACCACGGACTGCGCGAGAGACGGGCGACGAGGAAGGAACCGGACTGCCCACTGACGCACCCACTCTCGACAAGAAGCGAGAAGGGCGGGGTCAGTGACGAACTCGGAGCAGAGGTCCAGCTTATGACGGACCAAGGCCCGGAGCTCGTGGCGGTCAGATCCGGTGGGCACAGAACGTCCTATAAAGGACATCTGCGCCCACACGGACTCCGACCGCCGGAAGTCCGGGGGGCAACGGCGCCAGAAGAAATGCGTGGGCCGGCTATGCTGAGCCCAAGCTAGGCGGGCATCGGAAGAGAACTTCTTCAATTCCGAGACCGCTGCTTCGACGCCGTTGCCAACGGCGGACCGAATGAGCCACTTCCTGACCCACTGGTGCCAAACCAGTATGCCAGGCGGAACTCCTCCATGGTAGAGAGGGAGCCCAACTGCGGCAGCGACCCCTGCGTCCCAAGAACCACAAAGGGTTCGAAGACGCGAGGACGCCGAACGCAGACGGGACCCCATTCTCCCACCTCCCCTGCCACCCACAGTCTTGGACTGCCCGGAAACCCCGGGTAGAACCTGAGCCGCAGGCGGCGCCAAGACGCCTGGACCGTCCTCACGGACTGGTACAGGCGCCGGGGATGCCACACCTGCGTTGCACCGCAAGGAAGGAGATGGATCCTGCTTGCTACAGTGATCGCTTAAGTGTGAC